GGCGACATTCACCAAGCTATCCCCGACCGTTATGCCGCCGAGTTGGCTAAGTCAAAGGGATACGATGCCATCGAGAACGACCTGGAGTTCTTTTCGCTAAAGCCCTCGGCGACTAAGCCTTCAAAACTGAGTGAAGACGCCGCCGCCGCTGCGGCAAACTTTAAAGCTGCGCGGGACGCGGCGCTAAAAAATGCGGAAAACGCGGAGCAGCGTGCCACTGGGCGCGTCTCAGAGGCTTCGGGCGCGAGGAAGTCCGTCGCAGGCGCCGACCTCGGAAGAAGCGTAGCAAAGGCCATCTACGGCCCTAATTCTAAGCTTGAGCGGCGCATCTCCGCGCTGGGCGACCAACTCGACCGGGCCGTGGTCAACAAGGCCAAGTCCGACAAGCTCCAGGCCGCGATCAACGAGCATCTCGAAGCGCACCAATACAAGACCTTCGACCGCATCCAAAAGAACGCCGAGGCGGCGGAGCGCACAAGCGGCTTCGTCCCAGCCGGAGACCTCGCGCGTGACCTGAAGGTCTCCCTCCCGTCGCTCAAGCCGTACTTCTCCTACCACTCGGGCGTCGCCAAGTTCTTGCGCGATATGGGCGCGACCGGCGAGGAGGCCGGCGCGTGGTCCCAGCTCATGGACGGCTTCAACAAGCTCTATCGGGTCGGGATCATCTACAACCCTGTGCGCCACTTGTTCATAAACATGCCGACGAACTATCTCGCGTCGGGTGGCAAGCCGATCAACATTCTGCGGGCCTTCGTCGATGACGGCTACGTTTCGCCCGAATGGACGGCGAAGCTCGAGGAGCGCGACGGAATCAAGCGCATGGGTGACACGAGTGTTTTCGGTGGCTCCGCTGGCACGTCGTTCGATACGCCCTTCAAACGCGTGTTCAAGGAGGCTTACGCTAAGGCGGCCGACTTGGCCCAAGGCGACAAAGCAACGCAAGTCCTCGCGGCGCTCGGGGAAACCGGCAACGCTGCGCTCTCGCGCGCGTGGCAAGGAAACCAGCGGCTCGTCTTTGATTGGGGCGAGACGCGCCTGGCGACCGCGCGCTTCCGGGAGATGGTCGAGGACGAGGGCCTCACGATGGACGAGGCCGCCAACAAGGTCTCAGGCATCTTCGGCTCAGCGCTGGACCTGTCGAAAACCGGGATCGACAACATGCTCCACCGGGCGCTGCTTTTCTACCCGTGGCTCAAGGCGACGATCCCGCTGATGATGCGGGCGATGTACCGCGCGCCGTCCTACGTTTGGACGCCCTACGCCCGATCGCAGGATTGGAACCGCGCGACGCAAGATCCGCGCTGGCGGGCGCAGACCGAGGGGACCTACCACCTCGGAAACTGGAACGGCAAGGACGCTTATATGTCCTGGCCCGGGCCGCAGAAGTATCTCGAGGACGTGCTCTCCGTGTTCGACCCTGCCGGCGGTGACACGACCGCCGGGCTCACGCCTCGGATGACGAAGATGCTGAATCTCGCGACCTCGGAGCTAAAGCCGATGCCAACCGGGATACTCGCCGCGGCCGGTGCGACGGCGGTTGGCAAGCCAGCCGAACCCGGGCCTCCGAACTTTCAAACGCTTTGGGACAACGCCGCGCCCCCGCGCGTGCAGCTCTCGCAGGCGACGACGTCGCTCTTGCAGCGCCTTCCGTTCGGGCAAGTCATCGCCGGAACGGTCAGCAACGTGGACAGCGTTTTCAAGGGCGACCCGAGCGCCTATCTCTCGGCACTCTCGCTCGTGCCGTACTCGCGCCCGTCGCCGCAGGTCGAGAAGGCGCAGCGTAAGATGTTCTACCAATACACCGATACGTCGGGCAAGATCGAGTCGGCGATCCGCAATATCCGTCAGCAGCCCGGACTACCCGAGTTCAAAGAGCTTCGGACGGCGGCGCTCCGCGACGCTCAAATGATTTCCTACGTTCAGATGAAGGCGCACGCGCAGCTTATGGACCCGTCCGTAACGGCGAAGGATCGCAAGGCGATCACGGCTCAGACTCAGACCCTCATCAAGCAAATCCAGATGGAGATGCAGGCGCTCAACACGGGCGCGCAGCGCATCCAAATGCTACAGTCCAACCCGAGCGGAGCTCAAAGCATTCCCGGCTTTAAGCCGGACAACCCGGCTCCGACGTCGCCACCAGGCTTCTCCGCCTCACCTCCACCGTAGAAAGGAACCCCCTATGAGCGCGACACCTCCTCTCCCCTCGCAGCCAGCCAAGCCACTCGACGCGATTAACAAGAAGGCCACCGTCTGGGTCGCGATCGGTACGGGGCTTGCAACGATCATCGCTATCCCGCAAGTGCAACAGGGGCTCATCTATATTATCCAGCATCCGACACTGCAGGGCGTCGGAGCGGCCGCCGGGACGATTATTACCGGATTACTTTTGTACTTTGCTCACCCCATTGGAACAAGTAGCTCTCCGTCCCCATAGAGAATACCCTAACCGTGGCAAAAACCAGGGTTATGTGTTTTATGGTTGACGCCTGCGACCGAGAGCTAGTCCTTTCGAGGCCCTGGTTTTTGCTGCCAAATGGCTATATCCTGAGCTTTGTCCAAAGTGAGGGTAAGCGTCGAGGCATATATTTACACCGTGAGATTACATCATGCCCTAAAGGTCTCGAAGCGGACCACATAAACGGTCTTCGGTGGGATAACCGGCGCTCTAACCTTCGAGTACTTTCGCACCAGCAAAATCAATGCAACCGCACGAGATTCACAAATAAGAGTGGATTCCGTGGCGTGTATCTTTCTGAACCGGAGCGCAAGACGCCCTGGGCAGCGCAGGCTACGCTCCACGGAAAACGGCGCCATATTGGGCGTTTCTCTACGGCGGAAGAAGCCGATTCGGCAGCTCGCGCATGGAGAGCCGCGAACATGCCGACTTCACAAGAAGCTCTCCAAGCTCTTCAATAGAAAGGCATCCAATGACCGTAGAAGATGGTTTCCACCCCGCGACTCCGCCCGCCGTTCCGACCAGCTCAGGTCCAACCGGCCCAAAAGACGACGTTGGCACAACGGTTAAAACGCTGAACTCTATCAAGCCGCAACTGTCGCCGTTCTTGCAGAAGGTCCTCGAGTTTATCGTCGGCATTCTGACCGGAATCGGCGGCGACCTGAGCGTGAAGGGCGACTACAGTAAGTCGCAGGACGGCACGATCCTCGGGACGGCGTACACGTTCACCGAAACGGTAAACGGCAGCGCCGATATTAAGGCAGTTCCGAGCTAGACCGACCTCACAGCGGCGATAGCCGCCGTGAAATCATCAAGGCCGCGAACGATTCCAGGCACATGCCAGCGGAGGAGATTGCGGCCTTTTACTTTTATCTTGCGGACCACCAATAGGAACGCTCCTGGAAAGTTCGGCTGAGCCTCCATCTTCGCGAAGGCTCCACGCGCGCGTTTGTTCTTCGTCCCAACTTCCAGCAAGAGATGCGGGAGCTCCGTCGTCGATAGCGCAACGACGTCGACGCCTCTCGATCCACGGCTGGGGTAGCAGAAGTAGCCGTGCTTCTCCTCGAGATGCGCGATAGCTAAGTTCTCGGTGGCGTTACCCTGTTGGCGCGTGCTCATTCATGGCCTTTCATTGGCTGTGAGGCTACACTCACGTTAGCAGCAGGGCTTGGCTGTGAGGGTGAAGGCAGGGCGCGGCGTTGCCAAACGTATTCCCAGGCTCCCCAAAACGCGTGGTTATACGGGCAAAACGAGAGCTGCGCGGCGGGATTAAGAACTGTGTCCCATTCCTCTGGCCCGCACCAAACGTGCTCGGGGCCTAGGCGTAGGATACAATCGCCGCACACGGGCCACTGATCTTCGATAGTCCCCGTCTGAGGTTCGTCACAGTTCCAGCAAAACGGGAAGTAGCGCCCGTCAATGTCGCAGACCGCTTCCCAGCAGTCTCGGTGATAGCCGTTGCCGACGTTCGGGTTTCGCCGCACAAAGAAGTCGCCACACTCTCCGCAGCGGTCGGCGCTGAAGTACGCAAACTCGTCGGCAAGCATTAGGTCGCTCACGGCTTCAGCATTTGCTTCTCCCTTGGAGTTTTGGTAAAATCTGAACAGGAAGCCGAGGCCTCGAACCTCGGGATTGCAGCCGTCTCAAGGCCGCAGTCGCCCCTAGGTGACCTTCCTGTCTTGTGCGGCCTCCCGTAACTTTTCTAGGGATGCGGGAGGCTGCCGCAATTATCATGGCGTCACGTTCTGCGTCGGCGGGCAGTCAGGAATATCTACGCCGCATTGATGGCCTACGGTGCAGCCCCAATCGTGGCCGCAGCATCCAGCCATAGCCAGGCACAAGAGGGCCGCGAGGATCGCACGGGTCACGGAGCGGCCCCCTCAAGCGCTTTCGCTGCGGCATACATAACGTCTGAACTATCAGCTAACTGTTTCGCTATATCGAAAGAAGCAGGTGCCTGTCCCAAGTTAATAGCGCTTGCCATTTCACCGTTAGCCAGTGCCGTGCTGCGGAGTTGTACGCTCAAATCGCTCATCTGTATTTGCCTTTCGTCGGATGGGGAGAAGCCGGACAGCCTTTAGTCGGCGATGGTGACGCACACGGAGTTGGCGCTGGCTGTAACGGCGCACCAACCGGGCCGCCCAAGCAGCCAGCCAAGATACAGAGCAAGAGGGCAGCGAGGATGCAGCGCATTATGATTCCCACCGCACAAGATACGGAAATCCCGTGCTTACGGGTCCGTCCGCCCATCCCTCGTGGGGTCCTTCGTGCATGGATTCGCGAGAACAAAGCACATTTTCTCCTGTAAGAATGCGGCGGAGGTCCGCCTTTAAGCCGGGGGATGAAATCGCAGGCAATGTCTCTATAAGTCGCTGCTCGATTGCCTGAAGCCGGGCTATCTCTGCGAGCAGAAAGGGAATATCTTGACGGGCGTGGGCGATGAAGTCGCCATCGGGTCTATCGGGAAGGCCGGGAATGTCTGCAATCCATAGGGCCTCGGGTCCCCGAATCCAGCCGTACTTTGCACGACCGTTATCCTCTCGCATTTGATAGTTCCACGGACCCGGTGTGGCATTGTCGCAACGCTCTTGGATTTCACGCAAGCGGGTGGCGAGGTCACGCGGGGGCTGCGATGTGGGGGCGCTCATGCTGCGGCCTTTTTAGCATGGCGTCGGGCTTGCTTGACGAGCTTGCATATAAGGCATCCCCCAAAGCGTATGACAGGAGTATGGCGAGCGTCTATTTCGGAAAGCTCACGCGACGTTAAATCGTCGGACGGCTTATTCACGGCTCGTTCGTCCAAACGACGCGGCCTGGGTTGGGCATTATATACTTCACAAAACTAGTAGGCGGCAATGTGCTGGAGCGAGCCCCAGCCCGTAAAGGGCGCCTGAGGGTTCAGCGGCAGATCAGGCTTAAAGCGGAAAACGTCCTCCAGAGGCAAGGATACTATGTAGGAGAGATCGCCCTCCTCGACGGCGCGAAACCACCTATCCTCTACAACCAGACAGGCTGCCCCGTCTATACCCCATATACGCCTGATTCTGGGGTAGCCCCCATAGGTCCGCACAATTACCGGATCCCCACGCTTAACTTCCTGGTAGGTCATCGTAGAAATCCTGCGTGCTCGCGGTAGGTGGTCATGCTGAAAGCGCAGCCTTGAGCATCAAGTCAACGATATGGTGCGTAAGCGATGGCGTCCAATCGGCTTGCCCTGGCTCTCGCGGGTCGTTGTAGCTCACCTCGGGCCGCAGTACGTCGTAAGCAGCGAGGTGCATTTTATTGGTGATTTCCGGCACCTAGGTTTCCTCCACTCCCGGTCCGTCGTCTAAGATGGCGAGAATATCGTGGCGGTGGATCGTCGCCCGCCCGCAATCGCAGCAGCATCCGTTCTCATCGCACAGCTTGCGAATGTTGGCGAGCTTTGCCTCAAGCGCGGCGTTCTCGCAGACCTTATCGTTGATAATGCCGTTAAGAAGCGCCTTTTGCTCGTCGCGCGCCTCGATGGTGGCGAGAAGGCGGCGCATACTGAGAACCAGCGCCCTAACGCGCACCCCTTTCGCTTCGTAGCTTGCAACGTCGCGCAGTTCGTCTAGCTCTTTTGCGCTCAGAGGCAGAGGCTGGCTCATGCAGTAGGCTCCTGTAGCGAGGTGCGCCTCATGGAGGCGGGATCATTTCATCGGCGTAGTCGAACAGCGGATCGGCGTCCTCGGGCGGCCGACGCTTCCCATCGCGTTCACGCAACGCTCGAGCTCGCTGCTGATCCTGCCGGTGCAGCGAGGCGCTAATCGCCGCGGAGTCGCGCTCGTATGCCGCGCTCCATTCTTGCTCGGCCTGCTCGTACACGAGACCGCGCCGGCGGGCATCGTCGAGCCAGCGCTTGCGGCGGATGATTACAAACCCGAGCGGGCTATCCAGCGCGATCGGCGCAACCTCTCGTAGCCAGCGCTCCCAATCCCCGAACGATCGGCCTGGCGGGCGAATGTCCTTGAGGCCGCTCATAGGCCCGATGAGCGTCGAGAGCTTCGACAGGTCGTTTCTCATGCGTGCGCCGCCGCTCTGCGGGCGTGCGCCCCGATAATCTCGTCGTGAACGATCTTGACGCTCCTAACCGGCTCGCCGATCCGCTTCGTGGCCTGCTTCCATCCGGCGACCGCAGCGGAGGGAGCGATCCTCTGCCGGGCCATAGCCAGGGCGTGCTTGCGGTTAGCGTCCTTCCAGGCCGTCACCCCTTGCGCTCGGCCGATGAACGGCTCGAGGCACTCCCACACGGCGACCAGGATCGCGTCTCGGAGCTTGTAGACCTCGACGTCGAAGGGCAGTGGGCGGTCTCTGCGCTGCTTGCCGTTGCCGTTAGAAGGTTCGTTAAACCCCGGCAGCGTGCTCGAAAGTGTCTGGCCGCAAGTCGGGCAGCATGGCGTTTTCACGCGCTCGCCTCTAGCGGCATTTCGTAGGCTAGGCAATCGGCTCGGCAAACGACGTTGCGCGTGCCGAAGCGCACAATCAGGACGTTCGGGCCTTCTGGATTGGGGCCGAAGGTGTGGAGCACCTCGCCGGCGGTGCCTTGCGGGATCGGTGGCTTCCACCACTCCATCGCTATTTCGGCGTATGCGAAAACGGTCATCCGGGAGCCTCCTGCTCGGTAAGTTCTGGAAAGACCATGATTGCTCCGTCGCGATACGGTATCGCGAGCCAGCCGTTGCCGAACTGAATCTCGACGTGCGGGTCGAGCGCTGTGTCCGCTAGCAGCGCTCGGAGCTCGGCGACGGTCATCGCGGCGAGGCGCTCGTGTAAACCCAGCCAGCGAGGACCCCGTAGGCGGCGCAGCACAGCAGGATCGCGGCGACGGTGTACCAGCGCTCACGCACCGAACACCAACGCCTTCAGATCGTCGACGAACCCCGCGAGGCGGAAGCGCCAATGCCGTATTCGCTCCTCAGCTCTACGATAGTACGTTTCCGCTCGCACGTCGCGCTCGTAACGCTCGCCAACCTCTGGCGGTATCTTCGAGCCCATTAGCGAGGCGCCAGGCCAAGAGAATGGCCCACTCTGCGGGAATCCACCAAGCAGCTGTTCCAAAATGGTCGGAACGGGCCTCGACGCAAGCGGGTCAGGAAGCTCATACATTCGCGGCCTCTTTCTCCAGCGCGAGTTGCTGCTCGAGCCAGAGCTCAAACGGCGCGTCCTTGTCGCGGTCGCGAACCCAAACGGTTAGCAGGCGGTACAGCTTGCGAAGGTCGGCGTGCGAGAGCTTCGTCGACGACGGTTCTCCGAAGAAAGCTTGCGCGATCTCGTGGCGATGCGCGTCGGGGATCGATTGGCTCGTGGCGTAGGCCATAACCGCCTTGCGGCCGCTGTCGCGGTTCTCGGGAGTATCGGTATCGCGCGGCGCACCGTTCGCTGCGGGCTGTGCGGCCGGGCCGCCAACGAATAGCGATTGGTCCTTCGCCTCCTGGCCCTCGTCGGTCATCCCCTCATACGTCGACGCGCCCTTCGGCAGCAAACCCTCGAGCGTTTTCCAGGAGAAGTCATCGATGATCTGCCCGGCCTTCAGCGCTCCGCTGCGGCTCTTGACGATCTGCGCTCGAGCGCGCTTCCCGTCGTTACCGAGAACCTTAATCACGAAGTCGAAGGCGTACATCGTTTTCTTGTCGCCATCGAACACCTCGCCGATTTTAACGAGGTCGTTCTGCGCGACCACCTTACCCTGCACTGTGTCACCCGGCTTCGCGTACTCCGCTTTGATCCAGCCGACGCATACGACGTTCACCTTCAGCTTGTGGTAAAGCTCGTCCAGCAGCGAAGAGAACTTACGTTTAATGCGTCCCCAATCGAGCGGGCGCAGGTCGTCGCTGCCCTGCTTCTGCCGTTCCATCGTAGCGGCGTTCACTAAGCCGTTGTATATCGACGTTAGCGAATCGATGACGAGCGTCTCGCACTGCACCTTGCCTTCGCGCACTTGCTTCGTTAGGTCGCGCACGTCGCTGTAGCTCTTGGTGGGAACGGCGGTGAACGCGAATCGGTCTGAAAACCAATCGATCGAGCCTTCCGCGTCGATGACTGCGGGGTTCGGAAACGTAAGCGCGGCATGGGTTTTCCCGACGCCCGCCTCGCCGATGAGGAGCACCTTAGCGCGTCGGTTTTGCTTGGCGATGGTTTCAAACTTGAGCGGCATGTGGAACCTTAACTTTCAGTGGGTTCTTATTAAGCTTGCAGGCGCTGAACTTGCAAGATTTGCAGAGGTACTCCTCGGGCGGATCGGCGTCGGGCATATCCTTGGTTAGCGCGGCGGCGAGGCGATCGTATTCAACCGCGACGTCGAACGCCGTTTCGTCCGTCTCGAACGGATGCACGACGAGATAGTTTCCGGGGATGCGAGCGCCTTCGTCCTTGACGTATATCGTGGCAGGCGACGCGGCGTAGTAGATGACGACGAAATGCTGCGGCGCCGCTTCTGCTAGGGCGTACTTACCGCTCTGGATACGGTGCGCTGGCTTGCAATCGTTGCGCCAGTCGCCAGTCCACGCGCTCCACTTAAACTCGATCGTGGCGAGCGTCGGAGCGATCCCGGATTCAGTGGCGCGCAGAACGACGACGTCGACGTGCCCCGGGATGCCGTCGTGCTCGACCTCGTTCTCAGCGATGACAACGTAGCCGCTTTCGCGCGGCCCGGGGCTTTCGAGCCCGGCTTTCAGTAAGCACGCCATCCACGCGCCGAACAGGCTTCCGTTGTGCATCCGCAGCAGGCTCTTGGGATCTTCGGGCAGGTCGAGCTTGCCGTTCATCTTCGCCCAAAGCTCACGCGAACACGCGCCAGCGTCGCTGATTCGCAGCTTGCCAGGCTCGCGGTCGTGGTTGCGCGAGAGAACGCTCGAGGCTATCTCGGCGTGGTACGCTTGCGCGCGCTCGAGAAGCTCCGGCGTGCGAAGCGCGGTCTCGATCGCGGATTTGATATTCTCGGCGTTCACGGCAACACCGCCCCGCCAAAGTAGGCGACGACCGCAGGCGACACGGGGCTCAGCTCCCGCCCATCCCCGGCTGGCTCGCGTAGCACAGAAGACAGAGCGCCCCCCACAGCAGCGGCTCGGGGTGGAACTCGGCGCTTGGCTTGCGCTTGCGGCATTTCGTGCAGCGTTTCATGCATCGATCTTAGCCGCAAAGAACTCTCGCAGGGCTTCGTCGCTGTTTTGGCATTTGCAGTAGCTTAAAATTGCGGTCTTAACGCCGCTCGGGCTAGTGTAAATCTCTCCGCTGGAAGTTTTAATCAGGCACCCAGCCGCAGTCGCGTGCCGATTAACTGGGTGCTGGCAATCCGGGCACTCTTGCTCGGTTGCCGTGGTCGTGGTATCTTCGTCCATGGTAGCTCATCCTTCAATGGTAGCTAGTGGGGGGCGCGGCAGGTGTTACCGCGCTCTCCTTGCCGTTGCGAACCTTCGCCGCTTCGGCGCGGTTACTCGCCAAGCACTTGCGGCAGCGGACCCTATCACGCACGGCTTTCCGTTTGTAACAGTTCACACAGCGGCCTTCGTGTTTGGCGATCGCGCGCTTAGCGTTTCGATTCACGCCCTGATTTTACCATGACGAGGCCCTGATAAGCAAGAACCGCGCCTAGATTTCTCCAGCGCGGCTCTCGTCTCATCATCCTCTGAGGCTCGATCTCTACTCCTGCGACGCCATGATCTCCTCTCGCGAAGGCCAGGAGTATTGGCCGCCGGCGTGGTGCGGTAGCGGGTGGCCGTACTCGCGCTCGCAGAACATTGTGCCGCGTCCCACGTCGCCGTTAGCGAGCAGGATCTTCACGTCGTGGGCGTCGAGGCACTTGCGGCGCGATGGGCTGCTGAAGGCGGTGAAGAAGTGGTCGAGCGCGCGGGCGTACTTGTCCTCGACGCTCATGTTAGGTATCCCACATTGTAGCCCGCGATGAAATGGCGTATCGCCGCGCACGCCTCCCTTGCCCCGTAGTAGCTGCCCTTCAGGTGCTGGCCGCTAACCGTCCACGTCGCCCCCTCGCGGCTCAGCGTGGCGCTCTTGTCGCCCGTCGTGTCGATATACGCGCGGAAGACGATCTCCACGTCGCGGCCGTTCTCGCGGTGAATGTGGGGGCTCATAGCGCGCCCGCCAGCGTCCGCAGCAGCGGCAGCGTAACGTGCGCGATGATCCACGAGCCTGCCACCGCATCAAAGGCGAGATACGCGCCAAGCAGCACCGCAGCCCGGGTCATCGCGACACCGTTAGCGCGGCGGCAGCCTGACCAAACGACGCCTGTGACAGGTCGGCCACCGGTCCGCGCATCGCGAACAGAAACACCGTCGCGAGCGTGGCGAGGAAGAGCGCGGTTACAAACTCTCTCATACCGGAGCCACCTTTATGGCGAGGTCGAGGAGTATGGCGAGTAACGCGCAGACGCCGAGGATTTCCCAGGTGTCCCAGCCGCTCATGCGCTCACCTCCTCGCCGGTTTCCAGGTCGGCGGTGATGCGCTCGCAGTACGCCTTGGCTTCTTCGCCGATTAGCGCGTCCGCGATAACCGTTCCGCCGCTGAGCGAGCGCCACTTGAACCGTTGCTCCGGCGACCACCAGGCGGGCATTGTAACGATCCCGCAAAATTGCCGGTCGCGATGTCCGAAGGTTGCGATTCGCTCCGGCGTGTACTCGCGCAGGATGGCCCCGGGAATGATTTCGTAGGGCACGCTGGCGCACTCGCGCCGAGCGTATAACGCTTCGCGGACAACGCGCGTTCGATCTGCGCCGCGCCCATCGCCGCCGATGATCGTCTCTTTGATCCCGGGACGAACGCAAACAGCGCCGAGGTAGTCGATCGCGCGTTGCAGCGCGTCTTGCGTATCGTTAGCCATGCTTCACCGCCCTGCGCCGACGCGGGTACAACTCGGAGTTGCAGCGCTTGCATTCGGCGGCCACGCCGACCCCATGGATGCAGTACGTGGCGTCGCGGATAGGCAGCGGCGAGAGGCCGCGACCGTATTTGGGCGCGGACCGCATTATTCGCCATCCCCGAAGTAGAGATGCGACGCAAACTCTAGAAGCGTTGCCTCATCGTCGCGCAGCAGGTTCATCGAGGTCCACGGTATACCCCAATCTTGAATCTGAAGGTCGACGCTTGTCGGCTGACCGTATTCGTTGAGATCACCTATGATTCTGAGGCCAGGGCCGCCTGTAGTTAGCAGCACCTCGAACTCCGCCGGTCGCGCTCCGGTCTCGCCGGGATTATGCCACGGTTCTCGTACCTGAACAGACAGCGGGTATTCGTGGAACTCCTCGTCGATCGCGTCAGTCTTGTAATCGGCTCCTCCTTGGTTAGTGACGGACGCGTTGTACTTAGCGACGAGCTCCAGGATGGATTGAAGATGCCCTTGGGCATTCTCAACCGCGTGGTCTTTTTCTTGGGGTTCCATCAGCCTTCTGGCTTTCTGCGCCGTCCTGGCGCGGCTTGTGTGACTCCACGATACCACTAGCGTCAAGCCCTCGGCCAACCAGCCCGGCCTTCACGCGAGCACGCCACCGAGCTTTCCTCTCACGCTCAGAGCGACGACTCGTGCCACGCCAAGCCACGCCCAGCACCCATTTGTAGCCGTGGCCGCGAGCCATCTTGCCGTCCACAGTGTTCTCATTGTCACTATCAAAGGCCACGATTCCGATAGGTACAACCAGCACGCCACGTAGTCATCTAACCACGCCAGCTAGGCCCAGGTCACAGCCGTATCGCAGGCTTACGGTACAACTCACGTTGGATTGTGCGGTGATCGGTAGAGTAAGCGCAGCAATCCACGGTGAGCGGTACACTCTCGCCCCTGATGGTTTGGCTCGGAGAGCCCCGGGGGCGGGCTCCCCCCGCCCGGGTGCATCGCGGGTTGCCCGATATGCTGCGCGCGCTCTAGGGGAGGCATTGGGAGGTGGGTTTGGTCGGCGCGTGGCGCCTTGGTGTGGTTCATCCAGCCTGCGGCTGTCTCGCCGTCCCGGCTCGAAAAGGAAGTTTAAAGCCCCCTGAAAGCCGCACGCTGAGACGACGGAGTTGGACAGCGCAGTCTGTCGTTTACTGAGAGCTTCGTGCTCCGGAACGGTCAGCCGAGTTTTTGCCTACGAAGCCTCGGCCAGCTTCAGTTGTCGGCGAGTCCCGGCTCGACTGACCGCGGCTCGCGATAGGAGCGCAGCGGATATCTCCGAGATGACGGCGTCGAGTTCTTGCTGGACCTGGGCGTTGGAGAACCTGAGAACGAGGTAGCCGTGCCCCCGAAGCACTCGATCACGTTGAGCGTCGTAGAGTCGGGTCCGATCGTGAACCGGACCGTCGACCTCCACGACGACCTTGGGCGTTCGCGCGCAAAAATCGACGATGTATCCAAGCATGCGAGCCTGTCGGGTGAAGCGGTATCCCAGCGGATGGGCCATGTCCGTATGTTGGAGGGACTCCCATAACCGCGCCTCGGACGGCGTCGGGTTCTCGCGGAATTGCCTAGCCCGCTCGGTTTTCCAAGCGGGCATACGGCGACGGATTCCCTGCACCCTATTTGCCGGCGAAGGCTTTGGCGAGGTTGCGGTTGTCGTAGTGCATGGCGGCTTCGAGGAGCGCCGTGTCCAGCGATTTCTTGCGGGCTTTGAGGACGGCTCGCAGTTCGACCATCTCGTTTTCGGTCTCCAGGACGGAGGCGCGTAGATCGCGGATGCGACCCAGGACGAAGAGGTCGGCAAAAGAGAGCTGCTCGCCGGTCATACCGGAGAGTTCTTCGATGCGCTTTTCGTTCTCAGACTTGGGGTGCTTGCGGTCGCCGTCGACCGCCTCGAGCTTTGGTTGAGCCATAAAAAGAACCGCCTTTCTTGCGTCGTTGGCGGCCTTCGTGCTATGGTGGGCGCGGGTCGGCTGCAACGACCTTTTAGAACCGCTGGGACGTGTTGCCCGGCGGTTCTTGCATTCTAGGACTGTGAAGCGGTATCGTCAAGGGGTGGAGTGGATCACGCTCGGGCTGTGGCTCGTCTTCGCCGGGGTGGTGACGTGGGTGTCGACCGACCCGGCGTATCGCTGAGTGTATAGCCCGGGGCCGGCGACCGACGTTCTCACCTGCGCTCGCGAACAAGGCTTCGGGAACGCCACGCTTGGTGGGCCTAGCGGCGGGACGCCGAACGAGCCGCCCACGACGCTGCTGTTCGGGGCGGCGGAAGTGGAGCTCAACGCCGCTTCGATCGTGCTGACGTTTGCTCAGAAGAACGGCTTCCCGGGGTCGGCGTATTTTGGGGGGAACCCTCCCGCGGCGCCCGAGGGGATCACGCTACCGCCGCCAATCGTGGTGTGGGGATGAGTAATGTCTACCGCTCTCACGGGAAGCGGCCGCTGCCTCCGCCGGGGTATCACGAGTGCAGCGACCGATCACATCGCCAGGGCTCAGTGCTCATGTGCTCGACTTGCTCGCCGCGCCTCCGAGCCCGCAAGAAGCCAGGAGGCCACGAGCGCGCGCGTCGGCACCGAGCTTGGTATCTCACCGAGGAAGGCGAGGCGTACTTGGAGGCGACGGCATGAGCGATCTCGAGCAGGTGGGGATCATGGTCGAGCGGCGCGCGTGGTGGGAGTACCCCTCTGGCAAAGCGACTCCGTCCGCCGATCCGGATAGGGCGAAGCGCCGCCGCAAGAACAAGCTCGCGCGCATGGCGCGCCGAAGGAACCGAACGTGAAGGACGTCGACGTGCGCCGAATCCTCGCCAAGATCGAGCCGGGCGACTACGACCGCGCGCGGGCTCTCTGTGAGCTAACGCGGGACATGGATCTCCGCGCCGCGCTGCAGCTCGTCATCGGGGAGCGGGAAACCAAGGCGAGCGGGGAATAAGGCCAACATGACGCTTGGATTACTTTTCTGGGTGATCGCCGTGGTCGCGATCGTATTCGGCCTCTGGGCTCCGTCGCAGCCGAACCTCGCGCGCTGGTCGTTCTGGCCGTGGGTCGTCTGCATCCTCGTGCTGGGCTGGCAGGTTTTCGGAGCCGCCGTTCACCGCTAGGTCCCGCGAAAGGCACGCCGGGCAGTAGGGCGGCTCGCCGCAGTCGTAGCAGAGCGGGCCCCTATAGCCACATTTTTCGCAATTTTCCACCCTCACACTCTAGCGCTTTTTAGTCTAGGGTGGTAATGTTATACAAAACATTGGCCCCAGCGATACCACCCGGTGTGCCAACAAAATGGCACAGTGTGCCAAATAAGTGGCACTCTGTAACACAAAGCGATTAGCAGCAGTCACGAGCCGTCACGCGCGTGTCGCGCGGTGACACGAGGAGACACGATGGAGTCAACTTTGGGCCGCAAAGCGTGAGCGCCGAACAAGTCGGACCATCGCGCTTGCACATTCCGGGCGCGCCGCCGCCAGGTCAACCGCAGTTCCGTCACATGGTCGTCCGCGACGCGAAGGGCAACACCTTCGCCATGCCGTTTACGTACATGGCCGCGCTCGACGAGAACGCCGCGAAGCAAATCTATCACGTCGTCCGTCAAGCCACGACCGATTCGATGCGCGATATGATCGCCGGGATCGCGGCGCTGATCGTTCAAGCCTTCCAGCCGCAAGCTGCGAGCGTGCCGGCGGACGACGAGAATCCGGACCGGCTCTGCGCGGCGCCGCTCGCGACGGGCATGTGTAACCAGCGGCGAGCGGATCATCCGATTGAGGGGCACGAGTTCGTCCCCGGAGCGCAGATGGCCGACGAGCATGGCGTGGCGCAGCTTGATATCGCGCCGCCGCCCGAGGAAGAGAAGCCGCCCGAGCCCGCAAGTGAGTGAACCAGCTCAAGCGTCGTCCTGGGCGACCGAGGAACAAACGCTCTGCCAAGATCGCTCGGGAGGTCCGAGTTTCCCCCATTTTGGACGACGTCGTTTGGGAGATCGTCGAGACGGAGCGGCGGCGCTACCCGGAGGTGGGCGGTATGCTCATGCTGCTCGGGGCTGGGGTTTGGCGGCGCCTTCGTGAGCATCCGCATATCCGCAAAGGCTTCGCGTTCGACAACGACGCAGCGCTGTTGCTTCTCGCCCAGCGCGAGATCGCCGAGGAGTTCTTCGACGTGCAGGCCGACGAGGCCGACCGCGTGCTAGCCCGCAGCCACCGCTTCAATGAAAGGAGCGAGTTCTACAAGTGAAAGTTAGCGAGATGGTAGCCTGCCACGAGCCATGGTTTGACAGTCCGAAGAAGTTAGCGACCGCGATAGCCAAGGCGGTTGCAAAATGCTGGGATGCTGATCATAATGACGATCCAAGCGAGGCAGCCGCTAAGCGAGCCCGAAAAGCGAACTATGATCTAGCGGGAATCGTGATGCATCATAGCAACCTTGTCGTAGATGCTCTCCGGGAGTACAAGCCGTGAAGTCGCAAGACGTGGTTGTTTTAACCGCTCGTGAGTCCGGGCAGAACGTCCCTAACGAATTCGTCATCGCCGTCGTTACTTTCCAAGGCGTGCTGAAGCAATACGGCGGCGTCGACGACCATATCGCCGACGAGCTGCTGGGGATCATCGAAGAGGGCTGCGCGCTGGTGACTCGCGTCCCAGGGTCGGACCTTCGCGAGATCATGGAGGCGCAGGCCGCGGGCGACGTTCCCGAGCAAATGCCGCGCAACATCGCGGAACGCTACGGCGCCGCGCCGCGTGCTGGGACCGAGGGTGAAGGCGAGAAGCCGCAGGGGCTCGGGCAGCGCCCGGTCGTGGAGAGCGAGCAGTGAAAACTCGACGGCACCACAATAATACTGGCTATCGACAAATTAAGCTCGGAAAGACGCGAACGCAGGTCGAAGCTATTGCTCGGAGACTCGGACTTCAATACGGAGAGCCGCCTGTCGATCCGCCGCGTCCATCAACCAAGGAAAAACCATGACTGCCACCCGCCGCGCATATGCGGCCAGCAGCGAAACTCCGAGCGAACGCACGCGCAACGACATTCATAAATTACTCACGAAAAATGGCGCTACGCACTTTGGATATCTAAACTCGCCGGATGAAGATACCGTGGGTTTTGAAATGGAAGGTCGCCGCATCAAACTCGTGTTGCCCTTGCCCAGCAGAGAGGACGACCGTGTAATCTACACCGATTCCGGACGTTTCATGCGTACTCCGAAAGAGCAAGTGAAGGCGTACGAACAACTCATTCGTTCGCGCTGGCGAGCGCTCTATCTCGTTATTAAGGCAAAGATCGAAGCCGTCGCTTTAGGTATCTCTACCTTCGAGGACGAGTTCCTTTCGGGGACTGTTCTTCCGAATCAGCAGACGGTTTCGGAATATCTGCAGCCTCAAATAGCGCGTGTCTACATGACCGGGAAGATGCCCGACGCCTCGGCGGCCCTCAATGCAGGTCAAGAGGAACGTCCCGAGTCGGTCGAGGCTGAGTTCGTGGAGACCACGACGTGAGGTGCCTGAACGCGCAAATCGCGCTGCGCCCGAAGCTCATGCGCGAGCAGGCCACCCAGGGCAGCAAGATTATTCTCGCCCAGGAGGTTCGAGAGCGCTCGCAAGAGGCCGAGGTAGTCGAGGTCGGGCCGGGCGAGATGAGCTACGGCAAGCGCATCCCGATCGATCTCGGCAAGGGCGACCGCGTCCTCTACCTGCGCCAGGGCTACACCGCGACGATCAACGGCGAGACGCTCTATTTTGTCACCGACCGCGACATTCTCGCCGTCCTGGACGACGACGACAGCGCCGAGTTCTACGGCCAGACCGTCGACGATGAAGTCCGCAAGGCGGCGCTCGGGAGAGAGTAGTGGGACGACCGAGAGGCGGATACCGCGGACCACCATGCACGGAGCCTTTCAACATGCCGCTACCGCCAGCGCTCCATGCCTTCATGCGGACCCACGCCTTCCGCCGCGACATTACCGAGCAGGACCTATTCCGAACCATTTCGACTTGCTGGGTTAGGCGCGTCACGCCGCGGGACGACCCGGTCTTTAGCCTAAACTCCATCGGTTTCTATATGCCGCCAGCGGTAAGCGATGACGACTTCTACGATGGGTTCGTTGCGAGCTTGCGCTTTCAGCCGGAAGCCGACGTTCCGGTTCTCTCCGTCAATGAACCTCCCGCCCGCACCGCGTCCGAACAATGGCCGAGCCAAAAACGGTAATCCCGGTCCGCCGGAGCGGATCGCACAACCCGGGTGGAGCGAAGCCGCGCCGCACCAAGGACGCAGCTGCGCTGTCCGAGCTCGATCGCGAGGAGCGGGAGTTCAAAGAGCGCCGCGCCGCCGAGCGCAAGAACAGCAAACCCCTCCGCGTGCTGGTGCGCGGGCCGGTGTATCTCTCGCTGCTCAAGCTGTCCGAGAAGTTCGGGCGCGAGCCGAAGATCCAGGCCGAGCTCTGCCTCGAGCTGGGCGTGCGCTTCTACGAGAACGACAACACGCCGTTCGGCGGACCCCGGCCGCTCGAGCATCTCCCCGAGGTGCGTGAGGGAACTGTAATAGAAAGTGGAGATGCTCCGTTGCATCGCGCGCCGACGAAGGCTGAGCCACGAGGCGCCGGCTGGATGGGTCAGGATGCTGGGCTACCTGTAGCGTCGACTCGCGTCTGGACCCCGCCGGAGGAAGCGACCGTCGCCGTCGTATCAATTCAGGAGCCGCCTCCAGAAGAGGAGGGAGGAGCCGCAGCGCCCGCTTTCACCAAGCCGACGCCACCGGAAGATAGCGGCGCCGCGGCGGCGGAAGCTCCCGTCGAGGACGATATCGAGGTGACGGTCGTATGAACTCTTGCCAAATTACTGATTGCGTGCTAGCGGTTACCTGGATGGTTATCGGGTTCACATGGTTCGGGTTAGTCGGAAATCGACGACGCCTGCGCGAGATGGAGAAGCGGCTAGGATATAAACCTACGCAGTGGTTTCCATGAAGGCGTGGCGCCCGTTCCATCGCGGCCTGATGATTATTACACCGCGCATCGGAAGCGGGGTAACCGCCAGCGGCCTGCACGTCGAGATCGGGCTCTACAATAAAGACGTAACGCGCCGCACTAAAATGGTCGGAGAGGTTCTCGCCACCTTCGGATGCGACCAGGTCAAACCGGGCGACACCGTCGTCTACCGCTACGGAGCGGAGAACGCGGTGCGGGATAGCGAAGGCGAGGAGCTAACATTCCTCTCCGAAAAACACTGCATACTGGCGAAGTGAGGTAGACGGCAATTCCCTTTTACTCTTACCACTGCGGAGCGTGCGGCCACGAGTTCGAGGCGCTGCACAATATCAACCTAGAAGCCGATGCGGTTGAATGCGTTCGCTGCAAGATCACTGGGAAGTGCGAGCGCCAGGTTTGCGTTCCCGGACGAGCCAAGGTTCCTGGCGGGACCGGCGCGTCTAAGAGGGCGTGGTGAGCTGCGACTATATCCCGCCGCTCCCCGTTCGGGAGGATACCAGCGAGGAGTGGATGGAGGAGGACGATGGAAGCGTGTATGATGTTGACGACTAGCCACGACCCGTTCGGGGAGAATGGGGAGGAATCGGAGGACTTCGACGGATGCCACTACTGAAGCGCAAGAAAGGCGAGAAGAAATCCGCCCAGGGGGTACGAACCGCGATGCACGAGTTCAAGCGCGGTAAACTCCACAGTGGATCGAAGGCTGGTCCAAAGGTAAAATCCAAGGTGCAGGCTATCGCTATCGGTCTAAGCAAAGCGCGCAAATCCGGGGCGAAAGTTCCGAAGAGAAAGAAGGCCAAGAAGTGAACGTCATCCATCCAAAGCGGATAAAAAACCTCATGGAGCGCGGCAACAAGCCAGAGGACGGCGAGACGAAAATCATGCCGAGCGTCAAGTTCAAGAAAGAGCAAGCGCGCCGTACCCCGAGCGGTTCGCGCCGTCCCCGAAATAAAGGCCGCGGTTAGTGGCTGAACCCACGGACGTTGTTGTCGAGACGCACTCCGAGTTTCAGATAAACGACGCGCAGGAGGGCGGTATCGAACTCGTGCAGTTCGGCAGCCGACGCCTTCTCTGGCGCAAGGTCGTTCCGGCCGCCAAGTTCCTAGACGCCTTAGAAAAGTATCGTGCTAGAGGAAAGTCCGCCACAACCTGAGCGCCCGCTGCTGGGCATGGACGGATCGGGTATCCGGTTCGGTATCGACCTGGAAATGTTCGAGCAGTGGCGCTCGAGGATTAGCGAGGAGGACGCCGAGGGGTTCGTTTACTACGGCGGAGACCTTGGCATTCTGCGCTTTGTCTGCGCGTTCGATTACCTCACGCACCAGCGCCGCAACCCCCAGCGTCAAGCGATCGTCAACGCCTACGCTGCGGCCTACGAACTCGATCCGTCATCCTACACCTGCCGCGTTCGAGCGTTCGAGGCATTCGATCATCCGGCGGTGCAGTATCTCCTCGAGCAGTTCGCCAATGCGGGGCTCGCCAATGCGAAGGCGGCCAACACGCCAGCTTTCAGCAAGCTCCTCGCGCGCGTCCTCAAAGACGGCCAAGGAGCGGAGAGCTTGGGCGATGCAGTCAAGGCGCTCGACGCCGGAACGCGCTTCATGCGGATGATGCAGAACGAGGGCCGCGAACGGCGCCGTCGCGCGATGGTGATTGACGACACCCCGCGCTCGGTGAAGGCGCGCACCATTGATGCGTCGCCTGCGCTCGTAGACGCCGCGCGCAACGCCCCCGAAGCCGAACCCGAAGGCGAATAGTTGCACGTCTACCCGCGTCCGAAGCGAGCCGCGTGGTTACTCGCAGACTTTCGCAGATTTTGCCGGATAACGCGCATCCTGGACAAGCTCGAAGAGTTCCCGCACGATGAGATGATGCAAGAGATGGAGCACTGCATTCCGGATTTCAGCGCCAACACCCAGACGCGAGAACTTTACCTCGCGCCGCGCTACACCTACAAAACGTCGCTCGCTAAGGCGCTCATCGTCTACCTCGTCCTGCGCTTTCCCGATATCTCCATTATGATCTACCGCGCGGCTCGCGAGCTTGCCAAGGATATGCTCGCGGCGATCCAAGAGGTGCTACAGAAGAATCCCGAGATTCTTGACACGTTCGGCGACGTTTCAATCGGATCGCCGCTCTGGACGACGTTTAAGTTCACGGTCAACACGCGCACGCGAGCGGGCATCCTCGACCCGACCGTAGCGGTATCCGGGCTCAAATCGTCCGCCGCCGGCAAGCACGTCGATTTCATCCTCTGTGACGACCTTGTTACCGAGACGAACTGCGACTCGATCGTGGAAATGCAGAAGGCCGAGAAGCTGATCGATTCGACCAAGCCGGTCCTCCCGAAGTGGGGCGTGCTGCTCGTCACCGGAACGCAGTGGTCGAACATCGACGTCTACCACAAGATTCGTGAGAAGAACATCGAGCTGGTCGAGAACGGTCACCAGCCAGACTTTCGGGAGTATATTCGCAAGGTTTACACGCGCGATGAAAACGGGGACCTCGTCTATTTCTTCCCGCGCGATCTAAACGAAGAGTTCCTTGAGCAGCAGCGCCTTACCGTGCTGCCGCGCTGGTTTGCCTCGTGGTATTTCCAGGAAGTCCACGAGCTTGGCATGGCGCCGTTTCCCAAAGACAAGATCAAGATTTTCGAGGGCGAGTATATCCGCGGCCCGTTCAAGGCGCTCCAGCTTCCCGGCGAGACCGCGCTCCTGCCGCTCTACGTCGTCCTTGCGATGGACCCGGCGCTGACCGCCGCGGCGTCGTCGGATAACTTCGGGCTCAACGTCGTGGGATTCGATCCGGACAAAAACTGGTGGGTACTGGAGAGCCAGGAGTGGCGCAAGCTTCCGTCGCAGGCGGCTCACGACATTATCAAGCTGCTCCTAAAATACGATCCGGATTGCTTCCTCGTCGAGACGGCTCAGGCCGACGTCGAGATGATGAACGTGCTCACTGGATTCATCCGCCAATCCGGGATGGCGACGATGGTCCGATCCTACGCCGCGCTTCAGGACGAGGAGAAGGGTAAGACCGGCAAGGCTCAGCGCATCCTCGGGCTTGAGCACAAGGTCCACGGCGAGAAGATCCGCTTCCGCAAGGGAATGTGCGGGCCGGTCATTCGGGAGATGGATAATTACCCGTCGCTCTCCCACGACGACTGCCTCGACTCGCTCGCCATGTGCCGCAAGATGGAGAAGATGGCTCCCAAGGCTCGGACCATAATGATGGAGCGGGACGATCGCGAGCCGGTGGACCTCTTTCACCAGCACCTCGATATGATGGAGAAGAAGCCTCCGGGGTTCGGATCGCCAGACCAGCGCGGCGTCCCGCGGGGCGGCTGGACCGGGCCGTTGACCCCACGCTCGTAACCTGCGATACTTGCGAGCATGGCAGTGACAAGACGTAATCGTTGGAAATTCGCTCCGGTCGGGCGTAGGACGCCCGGCGAACTCATGGGCCAGGTAAGTTCGGGCCAGAAGCATCCAACTCCAATGTCGGTGGCTGAGCTGCAAAAGCAGGGTAAGCCCAAAAAGTTTCCAGGACAGGGCCACCGCACGGTGAAGGATTTGATGCATCAGTAGCTTGGTTTCGACCAGAACGGAATTCCGAATGAAGAAAACCTCCAAGAAAAAGATGCCCAAGAAAAAGGGCGCAATGAAGATGGAGTTCGGCCCGAAGAACGCCGCCAAGAAGGGCGCCGTCGTCAAGGCCAAGCGCGGCGGACCGCATCCCGCCAAGAAAAAAGTAGTCAAGAAGAAGTAGATGCCGCGCCGACCGGCGCTCCGGCGGTCCAGCACCCCCTTCCCCGACGCGACCGTCGAAAGAACCACCGGCAGCGTAGAAATAGACGAGGGCGAGTGGCAGTTAATCGCCTCGGACATTCGCAATTGCATCTACGCCGCGCAGTCCGCGCGCCAGCCGTTAGAGGATAACCTCCGGCTTTTCAATCGCATCTACGAGCTCTACTCCGAGCCGCGCAACGAGCCGTTCGCCGATTCGTCCTCGGTATTTCTGCCGCTGGCCGTCTCGAAGCTGGACGCGCTTTGGGCGCAGGTCGCCTCGAAGGTGTTCGTTCCGAACCTCGCGCTGGTCACGGGCAACGGCGTTCCGGCTCAGCAGGTCAGCTACAAACTCCAGCGCTGGTACAACAACGATTTCCGCCGCGAGCGGTACGATCAGACCTCCAAGCTCGGCGAGTCGCTTCAGCTTTTGCATTGGGGGCTACTCGAAGGCACGGCCGGGATGGACATTCGCTGGAACCGCCAGGAGCAAACCGAACTCTACGACGTCGAGATCCCCAAGCAGGACGACGGTGGCGACCTATCCTTCGGCGACGACGGCGATTTCATCATGGACAGCCAGGAAGTCCAGAAGATTCTCCAGCTCAACGAGGCTTCGTGGCGCTGCCGCCAGCTAAAAGATTGGCTCCTCATTCCCAACGAATCGCTCAACCCGCACGCCGCGGCGGCTTACGCCGTGTGCGATTGGCTGTACGAAGAAGATTTATGGGCGCTCGTCGAGTCGGGGAACCTCAAGGAAGAGTGGGTCGAGAAGCTCCTCGTGTTCGATCCGCAGGGGCAGTCCGACGTCGCGAGCGATCGGCAGGGTTATTGGGATAAGAGCGCCGGCGGCCAGCTTCAAATCGGCCAGGGCCAAGGAACGCTTTCGAGTAAGCAGTTCGCCAACCGCGGACCGTTCAAGATTTGGTACTACGTCTCGTCACAGTTCGATATGAACCACGACGGGTGGGCCGAGCGAAACAACGTCTTTTGGTGGGCTGAGCTTTCTAACTATCTGCTCGGCTGGCTTCCGTCCAAGGCTGTCTCGCAGCGCCGCGGCCTCTTCCTCTTCGCGCCTATGCCGCGCAAAAATAGCCCTTACGGCTTCTCGGTTCTTGAGCGCGAGGCGCCGCTAAACGCCGAGCTCAACACGGTTTTCAACAATGCGAACGACTACGTCTCGCTCTCGCTGAAGCCCCCGATGCTCGCGGATATCAACAACCAATCGCGCGACGGAGACTACACCTGGGCGCTCGGGAAGCGCTGGTACGTCGACGATATCAACACCGCGTTCAAGCCTCTCGTGGACTACACGAACCCGGCCGTGCTGCAAGGCGCGTACCAAATGGTTCAGATCATTACGAGCTTCGCCGACCAGCTTGTGGGGCAGACCGCCGTGGGCGCTGGCGGCCTTACGAGCGGCCGAAAATCCGCGACGGAGATCAAGGAATCGTCGGCGGGCTCGGGTACGCGGTCCGACCTCATCGCCCTCTTCTTGCGCTTCGTTCTGCGCCGAGCGTTGCAGTACGAGCACGAGCTCAACATTCAAAACCTTCCCGATAACCCGCCGGCCGATTCAGATATGCCAGCCAAGGCGGATTTCAAGCAGAACGTCAACATCGACGTGGCTGGAACGGGCGATCCTATCGACTTCCAGACCTACGCGCAAGAGTATCTCACCTGGTACGAAATGATGAGCCGGGACCAAGATATCCAGGGCGACGCCGAAAAACGGTTTGCCTTGAAGCAGCAGCTCGGCCGCGTGTTCAAGATCGAGAACCTCGAAGCGATCATCGGAACCGCCGAGGATGCGGCGCAGAAAAAGCAGGGCGAGGACCAGGCTGGGCAGATGAAACAGCAGCTCGAGGTTCAAGCCGCTCAGGCGAAGATCGCGCACGACCTGAAGGGAACGCCGCAAGAGGCCGCTCAGGCCAAGGAGCAGCAGTCGCCGCCGCCGCTCGACCAGCAGACCCAGCTCGCGAAAGAAGCGATGAGCCAGAACGGAGAGGCGGCCCCCGCTGGAGTCTCCTAATCTCGGGGCGCTCACCCTCGCGGAGATTGTGCGGTCCCCGGAATGGGAACTGGTCGAGCGTGAGATGCGCGCCGAGCTTCAGCGATACGTCACGCAGATTACGGCCCTCGACTCGTTCGATACGCGCCTGGCGCAGAAGTCCACGGCGCTGTCGGCCAAGATTCAGGCAATCAAAGGGCTCGCTCGGCATTTCTACCGGCAGGCCGGGCTCGACGAGAAAGAGGCGGAGGCTCGTTTGACGGGAACTTTATCTTCGGGGTAGAGTGGGTGGTATGAAAGATACCATCCCGAATTGGGAGTTCGATCTACAGCTTTTTACGACTGGCGAAGAAGTCGAAGTTGAGGAAGAGGAAAACCTCGGCGGCGGTCCGCCAGAAGATGAAACCCCGGAGGCGCGAGCCGAGCGCCTAGAAAACGAAAACCGCTCTTTGAAGGAGCGGATGGATACCTTTGGCGGCGTCATCGAGGAACTCCGCGCCCGGCCGCAAGTCACCGAGCGCATCATCGAGCGGGAGCGCCGCGAGGAGCAGCAGCCCAATCAAGAGGAGCGCGCCGAGCGCAACGCGCGTCTCGCGATGGCCCTGGCGACGAACCCCGACGAGGTCTTAGCCGAGGTCGGGTCGCGCGCGGAACGCCGTGCTGCGGACCGGATCATCGGCGAGGTAGGCGACGTCGCCGCCGACGCGATTATCGATCGTTTCCTCCGCAAAGCGGGAGACGAGAACCCGATCCTCGCTCCGAAGATCGAGCCAATCTTCCGCAAGGCGATCGACGAGCTCGGCCCACAAGCGAAGGCGGCGCTTCTGAAGGTTCCTGCCGAGCAGCGAGAGGCGCTCCTGAAGAAAGAATACAAGGCCGCGGCGGGCGACTATCTCATGCCGCTCGCGCGCCCGAAGATCAAGCCGGGAGCCGGAACGGACGCCGGCGGGCGCGGCGCCGGAACGATGCCCGAGTTCGCTCCGCAGGCGGGAGGCCCGTTTGATAAGCAAGGGAAGTTCCATTTCCCGGCGCAGCAACGCGAAGCGCTCAAGGCGCGCGGTTGGGACGATGCCAAGATCAAAAAGCAAGAAGAAGCCATTTCGGCGGGGTTAGCATAGGATGAGCGTTCAAGAGCGAGACCGCAGCCTGGGGATGGAGGTCCGAACCGATTCCCGCGATTGGGCGGTCGCGCAAGCCTGGCGAATGCGCCATTACAAGGGAGCCAAGGCGACGGTTCCCGGCGGCCACGAAATCGCGATCGATGCGGACGACTACATGGACGTTCAGCCGCCGGGAGCGGAGTACGACGGCGTCGTTGACAAGATCCACGAGTTTCTCAAGCATCCCAAGCCGGGGTGCGTCTACGTCTGGCGCCCGCGCTCCGACGACTCCACCTTCCGCTTGATCGAGCTCCACTTCATCCGGCCCGTTCTCTTTTCCGAGCTCAAGGACAACGCCGTCACGATCCATTTGTTCGGCTATCAAGAGGCGGGGATCCCCGATGCGAACGGGCAGCGCACAACGCAAACGTGCGTCGGCTGGCGCAAAGCCGGGCTCTACGAAGTTCGCCCCGACAAGGCGCAGCAGTGGTTCATCGATCCGGGCAAGTACCATCTGCGGCTGATCGCTGAAATTCCCGAGAGAACGAACGACGAGTTCGAGGAAGCCGGGCTCGGTACGGCAAAGGTAGAGCGAAAGGATCCGGCAACGCAAGCGCAGGAGGTCATCCGAGACTCCCGCCGGGGACGATAAGCGAAGTAGCTAGTGGAAGGTGAGAGGCCTCGGGGCGACCCGGGGCTTCTCGCTACACCACCCTTTTTTACGGGTGGTAATCTTTTTTATAACCTTGGCCCCGGCGGCTAGGCCGCTTATTGTCCGATTTATGTACTCGCTCACCGGGCCATTAAATTATTGCCGGCCCTCGCTGGTAGACGGTTACAATCAGGGATCTCCGGTCACCGCACGCGCCTATCCGCTCCCGCTTTCAAACGCAAGCGCGGTTTTTCACGCGGGCGACATTCTGCAGCTCATCACCGTGGGAACCCTGACGTATGCCATACCGCTTGGGTCAGGGCTCGCTTACCAGCCGACCGTCGCTCCGACGATCGCGAACTCGGTTTCCGGAACCGCCGGACTGGTAACGCTCTACGGCTTCTACACTTACACGGACGGCTCGACGTCGAACGTCTCGCTGCCGTCGCCGTGGTTCCAGTTCGTCGTACCGGCTGGCACGGTTTCAACGGTAACGGTCCCGGCTGCGGGCGCCCCATCGTGGGCAACCGACTTCGCTCTGTACCTGGGCTACAATCCTTACCAGGCGTGGCAGCAGGTTCTCAACACGGCGCTCGGCTCAGCCGCAACGGTCCCGAACCCTCTCACGAACTACCAGGGCGCGGGCAAATCGGCCAACAACCCGAGTTCAAACATTCTCGGTATGGCGCAGGACGATTGGGACGTTCTCTTCCAGAGCGGCCCACCGATCGCGCAGACCGGAAACAAGCTCCTCTTCGGAGGCGACGTTACGGCGCTCGACCCGGAGCAGTACCAAGTCAAGTTCGCGAAGATGGGCGGCTCGCCGTCCCAGCGCTTCGTGATCTCGCTGCTTCAGACGGCCAACAGCGGCTTGCTGAACGCAACCGCCGGACTCGTCTACTCAGCGGCGCAAGGCGTGTTCTATCTGGACACGGCGCAGTCGAACAAGATCGTCACCATCGTCGATATCGACGACAACCTCGACAACTGGCCGGCATCGCAGCCGTTCGACACTGGACTCGTCGGCGCGCAAGTCATCGCCGCATTCAACTCGGGGACTTTACCGTAAATGGCTGGCAACATCGGTCTCTACGGAACTCGGTCGTCCTACTACGCGCAAAACAAAGCGCTCGAGGCGATCGTGTCGGAAATGTACGACAAGACTCCGGCGCAATACCCCAACATGTTCACCGAGGTTGACAACAACCCGGAGCGCTCCTCGATGGACATTGGCGAGTACGCCGAGATTGGCGTTATGCACCGCCGCAACGAGTTCGAGGTCCCGCGCAAGGACGCGCCCTACGAGCTGATCCCGGCGCACTTCAACTTCTTCACCTACGCGCTCGAGGTCGAGTTCTCCGAAGAGGCTCAGACCGAAGATCCCATGCACATGATGGGCGAGGCAGGCGAAATGTTCGCCTTCTCGGAGCAGAACACCGAGGACCGGATTTACTCGGGAACCTACAACCTGGCTTGGAATCCGAGCTACGCGCTGCCGGACGGCCAGCCACTCGTCTCGAGCTTCCACATTCTCGACCCGGTGCCCGGATCGACCGGCCCGGTCTCGTTCAAGAATCAGCCGGTCTTCTCAAACTCCCTGACCAACACTTCGCTTTCGCCCGATGCGCTCAACACCGCGATTGCGATTCTGCAGAATATGCTCTCGGCTCGCGGCCTGGCAATCTCGCGCGACGGCGTCCGCCTGGTCATCCCGGCCAATGCCGCGATGATGCAGGTCGCCCGAGAGATCACCGGAACCGAAGCGGCTCCGAACACCACCGACAACCGGATCAATCCCGAGTACCAGGCTCTCGCGCCGTATGCGTACCGGTATTTCGTCTGGCCCAACGGCTGGTTCGTCACGGCCGCTCGCACCGCGCTGCGCCGCGGCATGAGCTCGACGATCACCTCGCACAAGTGGCGTAATAAGGTTCGCACCTGGTACACGGACAACAACGGTTCGTGGCACATGGTCAACGAGTTCCGTTCCACCTTCGGCCCGCGTGGCTGGAGAGATATCGTAGGGTCGCAGGGCGGCGGACCGTTAGGGCTCTAGCATGAGTGCAGCTCCAGGGTTCGCATACCTCGGGACCAACCCGATTACGGGAACCGCCGGGTATCCGGTCAAGCGTAACAAGAGCCATTCGATCGATTCGGTCGTCTTTGATACGCTCTGCGTCCTGGGACAGTTCCCGGTAGTCTCGCCTGGAGCGGGCGTCGCCCGAACGACGAGCCAGGGAATCATCTTTATCCCGCAGGCGTTCAAAGTCTCCAAGGTCGGCGTATGGTGTACGGCGATTGACGCGCTCACCGGCGACTCGTTCAACATCGTCGTCGGGAACGGGACTCCGAATACGTCGGGTGTTTCCGGGAACGTCGCTCCCCCGGACAACCAGCGGAACAACGGTTATCCGACTGCCTTCGCGGCGGCTGGAAACCTCTTGTTTGCGACGGACGTCGCCTTCACGGTGGCAAACTTTCCGAACCTCGCAACCGCCACGGGCGGCTACAACGAGTTCGAGCCGACCAACTATGATGGCTGCTATCTTCCAGGAGCGCTAAATCTGGTGGTGACAACGAACGCTTCGACCGGATCGATCACGGGTTTGATCGTTACGCTTACAGGAATGCTGATCGACACCAACTGTGCTCAGAACCTTGACGCGCAGCCCACGGTCGATTACTAGAGCGAGTTGACGTGTGCGTGATAAGAAAGGTAGTCGCCTAGACCCCTTCGAGTTCGACCTCCAGCTTTTTGGCGGGTCGAGCGCTGGTGGAAACTTAATTTGGGAGCTGCTGCTGCTTGTTGCTCCGTCAACGGCCGCGGTATCGACTCCGACCACGGGTTACGGAACGATCGGATTAAACGATAGCGGCGCTCGCCTCTTCTCTGGCCGCGGCTTCACTAAGCCGTCGTTTCAGATTTGCCCGCCTCCTCCGACGTTTCCCTACGCCTCGGGGAACTCGACGGCCCTTGCCAGCGGCTACAGCGTATCGGTCTACTACACGCTGGACAAAACGCTCAACACTATTCTGAACAACTCGAATCAGGGAGCGGGTCTGTCTCTCGACGGATCGACGCAGCTTCCTCCGGGATCTTGGGCTTTGCTGCCCGCTAACGCTGACGAGACCGGAACCGGCGTCGACGCCAATCCGATGACTAGCGGGACCAATCCGATTCTCAGCGCCTCGCGCTCTGCGGCGGCCTTCCGCGTTGTCGTCACCACCGTTACCGCGACACCGTCGAATGGAATCGCCGTTTACGCGTTGTGGGTTCCATGAGGTTACAGCGAGCTTTCTTCGTGTTGCTGGTCCTTGCGCTGGCCGGCGTCGGAGGCTCGGCAGCGCCGGGCCTTTTTACTTCTCAGGCTATCGCTCAGACGACGCCGCCACCGTTTTCATGCTTCTTCGCGGCGTTCAACCAATTCAACAATCTCTTTAACAGCGGCATCCAATGCGGGACTCCGGGACCGGCAGGCGGCGGCGGAACGACGCTTATTCAGCCTTCTCCGCCGATCACCGTAACGCAAGTCACGTCGTCGCCCCTCACCTACCAAATCGGCCTGAACATTGGCAACTGCCTCGGCGTATCGGGTGGAGGAGCGCTGCAATATACCTGCCCCACCGGAGCGCCGCAAGCGACCCCGTCCCCGCAAGCCACGGCGACGGGCTGTGGAACGCTCGCGTGGTCCGGTTCGTTTCCGTATCTTCTGACGGGTAACTTTTCCTCGTGCGCGGCGAACGCGACGCCGTCTCCGAGCGCCACGTCCACGGGATGCGGGACGCTGGCTTGGTCTGGATCTTGGCCCTATCTACTCACCGGAAACTTCTCGGCGTGCGGTGGAGCGAGCACCGGAGTCAATCTTTATACGCCAGTTCCGATCCCGAGCGTTGGAGCAGCTACGCCTCAGCCGGGCTACATATCAGTCGGTGGAGTTTTCATAGGACCGCAAGCCAGTCCGACGACATGGCCCGAGGCGATCATCATTCCGACCGTCGCTAGCGCGTGCGCCGCTGGAGGAAATCAAGGCCATGTTTCTTGGGGAACGGATAATACCGACCCGGTAATCGGAGTTCCAAACACGTTGTTTGGAGTATTGCTGCGAGTCGGCTGCTATACTACCGGAAGCGGAGGATTTAGCTCCCTCACGCTTGACGGTGGTGGAAACTTAGCTATTTCCGGTTCTCTCTATACCGGGTCGGTCGGAGCCAACAACCCATCGATCTTCGTTCAAAGCCAAACCGGAATTAATTTCCCCAACTCTTCTACATCAGATCACGGCTGCAACGTGATCGATGCCCAGGCCCCTTATGGAATCGAGCTGGTCCACGCTACGAGTGGAACCTGCACCTTTCTGCTCCCGGATATTACGGCTACTTCCGTACTTTGCACGGATACGACGGGGAATGGACACGCGCTTATCGCGTGTCCTGATACGACCGGAGTTCACGCCTATTCGGTGGCCGTCAATACGGGAGGAGCCTGCACGGCGTTCGTCTCTTGTGGAACGGTCACGTTCAACTGGCCGGTATCGTATGGAACTGCTCCAAACTGTAGCGGTGCGGCGGTTCAAGACGCCACAACGGCAGCGCAAATGTGGGTCACGGGGATTTCTGCCATTAGCACAACCGCCGTAACCTGGACCTTTAGCCCCTTGGCGACTACGGGCGGGGCTCATGCTCTAACGCTTACCTTTACCTGCGGAAATACGTGAGGCTGAAATGAAACACAAACTAGCGATCGCATTCGGAATCTTGGTTCTCTTGGTCGGGTTCAATATCAACATTAAACCCGGTCAGTTCCGAGCGCTAGCTCAAGCTGGTGTGTGCCAGTTCGCCGCATACGGTCCCGGTGGGTCGCTCATAAACACGACGATTACCTGCGTGACCCCCGCGCCTTCGGGAAGCGGAGTGACTGCGGTTACGGCGACGGCTACGGCCTGCGGGGCTGCGGTAGCGGTGACCACGCCTTTCCCGAGTCCCCTTGTTCAAGTACCCGTTTGCCCCACGGCCTCTCCTGGTCCGTCGTTGCCTCTCTCGATTATAAACGGAGGAACGGGTACGGCTGCACCGGCTCCTACGAGTAGTAACGGCTGCACCATAACGGGAACATGGCCGTCGCAAACCTTTAGCTGTCCCACCGCTGGTTCTGGCGGAGCATTCGTTACGCTGCGAGCGGCACCAACCGCCTCGCCGCCCGACGTGGGATATGCGGCTCTTACCGGTGGCATCGTTATCGGTCCATCGCCAATGCCAACCGGATTCGATGTACCGAGCGCGTTCCAACTTTCTGCTAGCAACGGTAGCTGTGGCGGTCAAAGCCTTTGGGGAACGAACAGCGCTCAGAGCATCAACGGCATCTCAGGTCCCGCCATGATGATCAAATGCGGCGGAACAAATCTATTCGCGATAAATCAAAACGGCGCGATCGGAACGGCGGCGGGTTATGCTGCTAACGGAAATATCACCATACCGAGCGGGTCGTCGTATGAGTTTCTGCAGACCTCGACGACGTCAAACCCATGTGCATTCTTTGGAGCGGGGTCAGGAGTCATCAACTTCGGGCCTCTAAGCGGTGGAACATGTACGCTAGTTATGACGGCTAATACGCTGAATAAAGGTCAAGTTAGCTGTTCGCTTTCGACGCTCGTGTGCACCGCCACGGCCACCGTTCCATCGGGAGCGGTTTGCACGGCATCATACGACACTGCTGCCACGACCGTCACGGCAGCGTTACTTTTACCACTGACCGTTAAGGTCGTTACGACCACCCTTAGCGTGGGCATGCAGGGTGCCGCGACCGCAACCGGTACGGCGGCTGCAGATTATTTATGCTTATAGCTTTCGCGGCGTTAGGGCCCTAGCATGGCGAATCGTACTTCACGACGCCTACGCTGCATCGGTAAAACATGGCTGACTCCCCGGTAGCGTCTGGAACCACAGGCTGGTCCGTTGAAACGCTGTTTATCCATTTCATGGAACTGCGCCGCTCCGACGATATGCGCTACACCGAACGGTTTCAGACCAAGCAACGCGCCGACGAACAGCAGGCGCGTGATCTTACTACGCGGCTTGCAGGCGTCAACGAGTTCCGAGATACGCTGCGTGACCAGCAAGCTACATTCGTCACGCGCGATACGGTGGATGCGCTGATCGCAGGGCTTGACTCTAAGATCGGTACAGTCGATTCAAAAGCCGACAACGTGGATAAGCGCGTAACCACTAACGAAGGACGCAACCAGGGGGCAACAGGGGCGCTCGGTTATATCGTCGGTGTGTTCGGCGTCGTGGGGGGAATCGGTGTCACCGTGCTGTCCCACTTTTGGAAATGAGGGGTAATGAGTTCACAAGCACGCCAGGAAGTCGTCAACAACTTCGGCCAAATCACGCAAGGGCAGATCGACGACTTAATGAACGAGGACCCGGCAACTGGGACCAGCACGAATCTCATCGCGTTCCTCCAAGAACTGTTTTTGGCGCGTGGTGGCGTTTGGGTGGACAAGCTCGTGTGTACGGCGGTGCGCTCCGACCACCCAACCTACGATGGTCCCGACGGCCATAGTGGGGGGAACGCGATCGACTACGCGCAAATCGAAAACGATGCCAGCTTGCATTTGATTGAAGATACCCAGGCGTGTGAGGATGCGCGAGGCATCGGCTTGGGCGGGCCTTATCAAGTCTATGCCGACGCCTGCGGTGGGTACAACGAAGGTAGCAAGCTCTTCGAGGACAACGAGAGCGATCATTTACACGTCCAGGTTGTCGGCTACTAATGAAAAGCTCCGACGTACTCAACTATGGGTACACGTTGGTCTGCTTCGCCGCATCTTCGGTCCTGTTCGCTTGCGCCTACTGGATAGCCAAGGCCGCCTGGAAGAATAACGGGAACACGAACTGGTGAGGCAAATAGGTGCTGGATGAACAAGGAGCATCCTAAGCTCGTCTCGATCGAAAAAGAGCCGATCAAAGACGGCTATCGTCTATCGCTGCGCTGTACCACCTGCTCGCAGACCTTCCCGCTAACGATCCACCACCACGTCACTTGCCAGGAATGCAAGCGGGCGTACTGCCCGGAATATAGGCACGAATGCTTGCCAGCGACGTAATCTCGCTCTCGCGCCGCAGAATCAACGACCCGTGGAGCGATGGGCGCTACAACACGTCCGATATGCTCGACTTTCTGACCGCTGCATGCGACCAGCTCATGCGGGATATTCTCTTTCCGGAGTGCCGCGTTACGTTCGCCACGATGCCCAACACCCAGGAGTATCAGCTTCCCGAGATCATGGACTACCCGCGCGCGGTCTACGTCGACGGGCGGCTCTGCCCGCCGGCGCCGAGCATGGACGTTCTGGAGGGGAGCGCGCTGCTCTACTACGACCAGCGCTCGATGGCGGGACCTCCGGTCCCCGGAGGCGGCGGCCCTAGCGGCAACGTCGGCCAGTACGCCCCCGTGTGGACGACGCAGACCCCGGCGGCCTTCCCCGCGGCGAGCGAACTCAACCAATGCGTCTGGCCTGCTCCGACGACGCAGCCCTGGTCGGTCTGCAACCGCCCCTCGTTCTATATGAACGGAGGATTCCTCGGGATAGTCCCGGCGCCCAACAGCGGCCCGAATGTCATCAACGGCGAGATCCAGAACAACGTGGACGTGCGCGTGGTCCTGGCGCATCCGGTGGTCGATGATATCGAGATGACGCTATGGTTTCCGCGGTCGTGCCGCTCGGCGCTAGCGCGTTACGTTGTGTCCGAGTGTCGCTTCAGTGAAGAGACGCAATCCGCTATGCAGCTCGGGACTTTAGCGCTGCAGCAATACAAGTCGGAGATGAGCCAGCGCCGATCCGACGTGCTGGTCATCAAGGGCGCTGGCTCGATCGACCAGCCCAAGATGATCACCGGGCGCCAGTATCGCGCCTTCAACGGGCAGATATCCCGGCAGGGGTCGTTCTAAGTGTACGACACCTATCCGTCGCAGCAGATTCTCGCTTTCACCCCGGGCGGCGCGGACGATCCGATGAGTCTCGCTTTCCCTAACTTCGCGAACATTCACGGAGTGTGGCTCCCCGCACCGACTACCGCCGTATCTTTTCAGGTTCCCGGTCTGAGCGGCTGGACGACGATTTACCAAATAACTGCAGTTGGCGGCGTGTTCGTCGCCGAGGCGATTCCGTTCGATATGGATGGGATGACGCAAATGCGAATCGTCGGCAACGGCAGCGGCGCGCTAATGTATGTGTTCGTGCTGACGTACTACATAGCGCCCTATAAGGCGGTGATTACCTGATGAGCTCTGGACCGTGGCCTTCGAAGCGAGCGTATCCCTATACCCCTGGCAGCGAGAAGCCGAGCGGATCGATTCTGCTGTGGGACGGAACCACGCCGACCGGAGGCGCGTCGCTCGTCTGCAATATCTTCGGCAACCCGAACAACCCGAGCTCCATCCCGATACGCGAGATTTACTTCCCGGTCATCCCCGGAGCGATTGACTTCTACCTCGGCTACCAGGGCGTTCCGGCGGGCGTTCTTCCGAACTACACGACGCAGAACGCTGGCTGCGAGAGCGTCGACTTCGACGGTGTCGCGTACCTAACGCTCGCGTATCATTCAGGCGTCTACTCAGGCGTTCCGATCTACGTTTTCGTGCGTAGCCTGCCGACCGGACCGTTCCGAGTAGGGCCGCTCGGCGCCGCGGTGTCAGCCGTCACCGCTTCCCTACCGCTCGGGATCAACGGACCTTCGGGTACGCCGAACGTCTATCTCAAGCAGAGCCCCTTGCCGATTGCCGATGGCGGCACCGGAACGACGAACCCGCAGCTTATCGCCGGGACGGGAATCACGATCACCGGGACGCCGTTCAACTGGACGATATCAGCCAGCGGCGGCGGTATCTCGAGCATCGTGGGCAGCGGTCCGATTACGGTTGCCGGCGGCAGCGGACCGACCGCTACGATTGGGCTCAACACGCCTCTCGCGCTGAACTACGGCGGGACCGGATACTCGTCTCCGGCTTTGACGGCGGGCGCTGGACTGACGATCAGCGGGAACATTTTCCAGCCGAGCGGGGCGAACGCTTGGACGATTGTCAACAGCGGCGTCACCGGCCTCATCCCGGAGGGAAACCCTGGATCTACCTTTACCGGGAACGTGCTGCTCGAATCGATCGGCGACAGCCTGAATATCACCAAAGACGTTGCGAACAACGCGATCAACTTTGACCTAGCGAACCCGATTGGGTTCACCATCGCGGTCGTCGCGCATCTCAGCCCTTCGGCGATCAACGGAGCGGGTCAATCCGTTTCTCTTCCATCCCTTCCGGGCTCAGGAACGTGGTACGTGGAATGCATTTGCCACGGGTTCGGTCTCGGAGTACCGGCGGCGGATTCAACCTGCACCGGCAACTCAATTACGCTTACCGGAGCCAACTGGGGAGCCGTGGTTGGGGACGACATTATTCAATGCCAGGGAACTCGAACGCTCTACGTTGCTGCCGTTGTCTCCGCCGGGCAGACGCCCTCCGTCACGATCACGGGAAGCGGCGTGACGCTCAATAGCGGAACCAGCTTTATCTCGCTCGGATTTAAGGCGATAAGAATTACCTGATGCCGGATCAAGAGATCGTCGATCTCCTGGTCTGCGGTCCGTTCACCGGGATCGATACCCGAACGGCGAGCATCTACGCTGACCCCAAGACGGCCACGACGCTATCCAATTCCGATACGCACCGGCTGGAAGGCGCGCTCGCTACCGCGCTAGGGCGATCGATCTTCCTCAACTTCGAGAACCTCGAAGGCCCCGTCATCCAAATGGCGGTCTACACCGTATCGCAGAACCAAATCTTCTACATCGCTCAGGATAACTCGGGGAACATCGTTTACTACGACGTGTTCAACGCGATTTACGGAACGCTCGGAACCTACACGCTTTTCACGCAGTCGAAGCAAGCCAACGGCGTTCTGTGGATGAACAACGGCCAGCAAATCTTTATGGGCCCGAGCGGCTTAGTCATCGCCCGTTGGCAGTACGCGAAGCCCACACAAGGACAATACGGGTATGCGGTGTCGGCCGTCCCGGGAGTCGCAAACCCCCTCGCCCCGGGAATTTACTCTTACGCCTTCGTGCAAAAGATAGCTCACGTCAACGAGGACTCGACGACCTACCAATACACGACTCCCGAGGGCGCGATCTCTACCGGGCAGCGTAACAATGGGTCGGATATTTTCCCGTACAACATAGAGAACCAGAACGGGACGAAGGCGACGTTGATTTCAGGAATCTTTGCGGGATACGAGGACGACGGCTCAGCCTTTACGACGCAAGTGTTCCGCTATTCGACCAACTCCCCAAACTGGTTCTTCCTCGTAGAGCTGACGAACAATAGCCAATACACCGACAACGCGACCGACGCCTCAATCGCGGGTAATCAGCAGATCGTGCTCAACCAGGACCAGCCCCCCACCGGAGGAGGCCAGGGTAAGAACCCGATAGAGTCGCACCAAAACCGGCTGTGGGTCTGCGCAATAATCAACGACAGGGGTACGAAGAACTTACCTCAAACTCAAGTGCAGTATTCTCAGGCTGGCGAGCCGTGGAGTTTCGATAAGCTAAACGCGGTGCTTCTCGTCGAGGATAACGAGACGACGCTAGGAGTGAACCAGCCAGGCATAACTGGCGTTCCGTTCGGGGACTTTCCTTCTGGGCTGTGCGCGGTCGGTTCATCGCTTATGGTCTTGCGTCGGCAGACCACAAGCCTTGTCTACGGCGTGGATGAGTCAACGTACCAGCCGCTAAAGATTTTCGCGGACCTCGGCTGCATCGCGCCGCTTTCGCTCATCAAGGGTAACGGCCTCAATTGGTGGCTTTCGGCGCAGGGTTTCTATAGCTTCGACGGCAGCAACGTGCAGTGGATTTCTAAACCGATCTACAACCTGCTCCAATCGCTCGGACCAGCAACGCTACAAACGGCGGTGGGAGCGTACAAAGACCTCACTTGTTTTTGGTCGTTCCCGCAAAACTCGGTTTATGCGGGCGGACTAACGCTACGGTACTACATTCCCACGCAGACCTGGGACGTGTTGCCGTACTCGACCCCGTCGTGCAGCTTCGGAACGTCCTTGCCTAGCGATCTCACCCTCTTTCCGTTGAGTATGAACCAAATCGCGGCGGTTCGCCCAAACTCGTTTGCGATCGATCTCTGGCAGACCGGCGATACGGATCTCGGAAACGCCATTGTAGCAACGTTCGTTAGCCAGGAGAGCGACACGGGCGAAGGCATGTGGGAGAAGATTTACAAGAACGTCGCGGTCGAGGCTCCGATTCAGCCGGGAGTCTCCGTCGATATCACGCTCTTTATAAACGAGGTCTCGTATTTCACTTGGTTGGACGTTGATCTCGGGAGCGGTCCGCCGACCAAAGCGTTCAACGTGCCGAACAATCAGCAGCCAGGAACCGTGTTGCCGACCGGGCAGAGCTTTCCGAACGGTGCCTCAAACCGCGGCTATACCTGCCAGCTTCAACTCGTGCTGCACAACGCGGCGAACGCGATCGGGCCGGCGGTTATCTACCGAGCTAAGGTCGGCGGCACTATGTCGCGTCAGTGGACGATTCGCTCGCCCGATAAGCCAGCGATTCCAGAGACGGGGCACAATCAGCCATGAGTGGCACTGGGCAACGAATTCCCGTATCGATCAGCCCAGGCTCGGGCGGCCCGGGCTTCCATGCCGCGTCTCGCTCGACCGGAGCGCTTCAATCTCAGGCGCCGGCTGTCTCGAACGCCCAGATTCAGCAAGTCCTCGGATCGATGGTTACGACCTTTTCGCTGCCGGTTCCGCACCTTGGGCAGCAGGGAGCGACGGCCGACGTTCACTTCACGCAGGCTCTCGGATTGCCGAATATCACGCTGGCGAAAGGCGCGGCGGGGCTCGTCATTGTGACGCTCGATCTCGCCGAGCAGGGCAACGGATTCACCGTAAACTTTTCTCGGCAGCTTCAGTACGGCGGGATATCTCCGCAGAACGTCTGGACGCTGCCACCAGGGGCAACCTTCAACGGCGGCAAAGTGGTCGGGGTTGCGCGGATTGTCGCTCTTGCGACCGCCGCGGCTCAGACCTTGACGGTCCTTTGCAACGCCCACGTCGTCGGGATTCCTCCCGCGACGGCAGCTTAGTGTAGAATAGGGGCTAGCGATGGCAGGGCTCGGCGGAATCCTTCAACTTTTGATGAGCGGCGGAGGCGGCGGTTTCGGCGGCGGGATCTCTGGTTTTCCCGGCGGCGGTACGATGCAACCTGGCGGCGGCGGAAACTTTGGAGGGATGGGCGGCCTTGGCGGCCTGCTCAGCATCCTCGGGGGAGCCCAGGGAGGCGGCAACAGCGGCAGCATCATGGGTTCGCCGGGCGCCACGCTATCGAGCGGCGGCTCTATCATCGGCCGCACCGGACCCTCTGGAACCGCGCAAGGCCAATTCGGAACACCCTACGGCTACCTTGGATCGATGTTCGGCGGCAACCGCAACGGCGGTGGAAACGCCATGAAGGCGACCGGCCAGCAACACCACGGTGGGGTCGGCGGCGGAGGTGGTGGAGGCTCCATGCACGGCGGAGGCGGGGGCCACGGCGGAATAGGTGGCGGCGGTGGGGTGGTTTCTAATCCCATTCAGCGCACCGGACCCGGAATGCCAACGCCGCCAATCCTGGGTGGTGGAGGCTTCGGAGGTCTCCAAGGTATCGCGAACGCGTGAGCTTCAAACTCGTCGAGCTTTCGGAAGATGATCCGTTCGTTGAATCGGCGCTACGCACGTATCTTTGGAAGTACCACATTGAGCGGGTAGGACCGCAGCCTCCGAAACATTGGTGGGGACTCTACGAGGGCGACAAGTTTGCGTTGGCGTTTGGCTATCTCGATCGCGACGACGGTGGAATCGAACTGACCGACGTCTACCTGCATCCGTCCAAGCGCGGCGTCCGTGCCGTGAAGTATGCCGGCGAGACGCTAAAGCTATTTCTAGCTCAGGGAGCTTTTCCGTACTGCATGGCGTCCACGTTCGCGCGCAACAAACGCGCGCTGAAGTGGGCTAAGGATTATCTCGGCCTCGATCCGGTAATCGCCGGGTTCGTGTTTCCGGGGGCTGCGCTAGACGCTGAGCGCCGCGCCGTCTTAGAGGGAGCGTAATGGGCTGGTTCCCCCCGTCCGGAGGCGGCTCAGGCGGAGGAGGCGGTGGTGGTGGCTCGTCGCCTTTCAACCTTACCAGCATCCTAGGCGGAGTCGGCGGAATCGGCGAGATTATCGGGTCGCTGCTTCAAAGCTCGCAATACTCGCAATTGCTCGGCGGGTTGACCAACGATATGAACTCGGTTCTCGGGCCAGAGGTCAACATGGGGACCGGGTTCCTGAGCAATTTCAAGAACCAGGTCGCGCCAGAGCTTCAGGGAGTTTACGGATCACAGACCGCTCTTGGCGGCCAGAGCTACGGAACGGCGGGTAATTACGCGAGCGGCGCGGCGGGCGCAGCAGGCGCGCTCGAAAGCAACCCGTACATCGGCGGAGCGACGCCACTTATCGGCGGCCTCGAAAACTACAAGAGCTTTACCCCGCAAGAGGAAGCCGCGCTCACGACCGGAGCAGGTGAGGCGGCCTCCAGCGCCGCGAAAACGATGGCCGCACAGAGCGGTGGCGTGGCGAATCCCGCTTTGCTCGCCGAGAACCTCGCTGGAGCGGCCGGAACGCAGTCATCGCAGACCGCCGTGCAGCTCGGATCGATCGCATCGCAGCAGCACCTCCAAGCGATGGAAGATGCGCTTCAGGGAAAGCTCGCGCAGGGTTCGGAGTACACGTCTGCCGAGTCGGCGGCCGGCGGAATCTATAGCGGCCTGTCGAGCGAGTACGCAGGGCTCTCAGAATCCGAGTTTACTAACGCGCTTGATTCTCTCGGAATCCAGTCCTCGGAGCTTTCGACCGGAGCTGGGTTGCTTGGAAACGCGGGCTCGTCAATCAGCAATATCCTCGACCAGGTCTACGGAAGTTCTCAGCAGAGTGGTGGCGGCTACGGCGGGGTGCTGGGCGGCCTCACGAGTTTCCTGGGTTCGGGGCTCATCCCGTTATGATGACGACGGAGAACATCGCTTCTCTCGCTCCGATCCAAACCGAGGACTTCCCTCCACTCGAGCTGCTTTACGAGCGCATCGTTCCGCTTGACACGGGCTGCGAACTTTGGCTCGGATCGAACCATCGCAAGACGGGGCCGTTCATCAAGTGGCACGGCCACCAAGTTCAAGTGCATCGCGCGCTCTGGTTCTACGAGTACGGTATTCTGCCGGCGTTCCGCCTTATGCGCCTGTGCGAACCATCGGCTTGCGTCGCGGTCGTACATCGGACCGTAAGTGCGTGCGTGTAAATGCGCTTCGCCATGATTGGAGCGGAAGGCCCGGACGTTAGCATGGCCGCGCGGCTTCTCGATGAGGGCCACGAGGTAAAGTGCTACTGCGATAAGGGAAAGGGCCGCGAACGGTCGGACACCCACGCGCACGTAGGAGAGGGGATACTCGATCTTGAGCAGGATTACGAAGCGTTCGTCGCCTGGGCCGAAGGAGCCGTCGAATCGCTCGTCCTGTTCACAACCTCTGGGCTTGGAGACAAGGCCGACGAACTGCGCGAGCGCGGGCTTATCGTTGTCGGCGGAGGAACCTTCTGCGACCGGCTGGAGAAAGACCGTCTCTTTGGTCAAGGGATCGCCGAGGAAGCTGGTTGCCGGATTCCTTCGCATCAGGATTTCTCTTCCCTATCTCAAGTTCGGACGTGGGCTAAGACGCTCGACCGCGAAGTCTACTTCAAAACCAACAAGTATGTAAGCGCCGACGCGACGCGCGGCTGCGACAACTCCGAGGAGCTTATTCGCTACATTCAAGAGCTGCGCGATCAAGGCGTTGCGGACCTCACGGCCGGGATGCTGCAAGATAAGATCCCGGGCGTTGCGCTTTCGGTCGGGCGCTGGTGGAACGGCCGAGCCTTCGTCGGACCGTGGGAATCGACGATTGAGCTCAAAGCCTACGGCAACGACGATTTCGGACCGAGTACCGGATGCGCGGCGAACGCCGTGTGGTTTACCGAAGAGAACGAGACTGCGATTCGCTGCGGTTTCGAGAACCTCGCCGCGCTCTTTCGGGAGAACGACGCGCCGCCGTGTCTCTACGATATCAACGCGATCATCGATAAGGATGGTCAGCCGTGGTTCCTTGAATGGACTCCGCGCATGGGCTACGACTCAGAGCCGACCTCAACGCGGCTCATCGACGACCTCGGAGCGTGGTTTTGGTATGTGGGAACGGGCCAAGGAGGCTCAGGCTTCTCCGACGAGCTCGCCTACGCGGTGCGCCTTTCCATTCCGCCGTATCCGTGGGAGCATGTCGAATGGAGCGACAAAAAAACGTGCGTCGGCGTGCGGATAAGCGAGTACGGCGATAGCCTATGGTCGGGAAACTTCATCGCCTATCAGGTGCGTGACGTCGGAAAGGGGCTTGAGATGGCGAGCCCCGAGGGGATCGTCGGCCTGTCGCTCGCGCAAGGCGACAGTCTCTCGGAGCTTCACGAAGAGGTCATCGCTTTCGCCGACGATATAGATTGCTCGGGAATTTACTGCCGAACGGACGGCGCGGCTAAGATTGCGAAGATAGCAGAGACGCTCAAAGAGTCGGGCGTCGCGATCCACGAAGGTCTGGTGAAGTGAAAGTTCATAGTTACTTGCGCGGTCCAATGGAAGATAGGTTCTGGATAAAGGTCGACCGTCATCCAACTGGGTGTTGGAACTGGCTAGGAGCCATTCAGTCATGGGGATATGGATCTTTCGGAACTCGCGGAAAGCATACAATAAAAGCTCATCGGTTTGTCGCAGAGCGATACCTTGACGACTATGATCCTAACCTTTGCGTTTGCCATTCCTGCGATAACCCGGCTTGCGTTCGACCTTCGCATTTATTCATGGGAACCTTCGCCGATAATAATCGAGACAAGGAAGCCAAGGGCCGAGCCGTCTATCCTCCTAAGCGACCTGGAGAATCACATTATAAAGCACGACTAACAAATCAACAGGCGGCTGAAATACGGCTACGACACGCAAATGGAGAACGCCAGTTCCTATTAGCTGAAGAGTTCGGCGTGACTAGGCCAATTGTGTGCAACATTATAAACGGTAAGACTTACTCGGAGGTGCGGTGATGCCCGGATTTAGCGGTTTGCCTAACTTAGGAGGCGCGTTGGAGAATCCCATCGAGGGGATTAGCTCTGCGCTTGCGAACGCGCCCGTTGCGGCGGCCGATCAGAACGCGGCCTTGAATCAAAAAGGCTGGCAAGCATTAGCGCCTTACGTCACGGCTATGTCGCGCAATCCGAACCTCGCGCAGAACAACACGTTCACCGGACAGATGCAGCGTATCGCGCAAATGTACCGGATTAGCGGACCTATGTTGGATCAGGCGATTCAGCAGGTTCGGAGTCAACTTGGCGGGACTGGTTCGGCAGGGATGACAGGAAGCGGCGCAGTTCAGACGGGCCCCGCGCAAGTCGCTCCTCAAGGCGCCGGCGCTCCATCGCAAGGAGCCCCTGCTGCACAGCCTTCTCCGTCTCAAACGTCGTCAGCGGCTTCACAGTCACAGCCTACCACGAAACCCGTTGGCAGCGAACCTGACCTCGGTACGAAGTGGGCCGACCCGCGCTTGAAGCAGCTAGCCGACGTTTACAACCAAGACCTCGAAGCTGCGGCGCGCACGCCAGCGCTCACCGGGCATCCAGATTTTCACCAAAAGATCGTGAAAGATGGGCGGGCTGTGGGGCGAACGAACAGCGAGATCGCGGCGGACGTTAAGGCGTATCAGGTGAAGGCTGGGAAGGGTCCGCATCCCGAGACGATGCCGCCGGATCAGGCTCAGGTTCGCACGCAACGGCAGCAAGCGCTACAGCAGGGAACGCAAGCCGGAACTCCGTCGCAACCTGGGACACAATCCGCACCGGCCAGCGGTGTGTCACAAGGCTCTCCACAACCGCAAGTTTCCGCCGTGCCGCCAGGAACGCCTGGTGCGGGCGCCGCGGGACCGACGAGCTACGAAGGACCGCACGCGCTTCCGCCAGCGATGCAGGGCCTCATGGCCGCCGCGGGAGTCACGCCGACCGGGATGCAAGCCTACGGAACCTCGCCGATCGAGGCGGGCATGGCGCAGCAAATCGCTCAGGCTCAGCCTTCGGATAGGCCGCAGCTCTACGCCGCGGCGATGATCGACCCGACGACCGTGCCGAGCGACATAATGAACGCTAAGCCGGTGATGACCGAAACGCAGCGCGGGATCGAATGGCAGCGCGTCTACACCGACGCGATTACGATGGCGAAGAACGGCCAGGACCCCACCGGAGTCATTCAAAGCGCGGCGGCCGGCGGGGTGATAACTCCGGATATGGCGGCGTCGTTCTTGCAGAATCCGCAGCTTATGGAGCCCCTCCGTGCGGCAGCGCAGAACTACTCGACGATCTTCCGACAAAACGGCGTGCTCAAAGGCGCTCGCTATCAGAACTATCTTTCCGAGATCGCCACCGCGAAGACGACCCGCGAACTCAATCAGGCTCGCACGCAGTACCTCGGAAAGCAGGTTCAATGGGTCGGATCGCTTGCTCAGGCGCACATAGCGGAAGCGTGGGCTTCGGTAAGCCGCAATAACGCCGAGGCAGGAGCGATCCAAGACGGGTCCTGGTTCCAGCAGAACACCGCGCAGAACCGGAGCGTCACGGACCAAATGCGCGACGCTCAGGCGTTGCTAACCAGCGCTAACAAAAACTATAGCGATATCCTATCTTACAGCAAGAGCCTGGTAGCCAGCTTCCAAGATCCGACCTCTGCGACGCTTCCAGATGGAACTCCGTTGGCGCAGGCGCTCCAGACCGCGAAGGACCAGCGCGACGCGGCGCAGTCCGCAATCAACATACTTAAAGGGCAGGCTGGAAACTCCGCGACGAGTACCGTTAACGCGGCGTCGGGCGGCGCCAAGGTTAAAGGCCACCCGATTCCTCCGGGAGCTACGCCCGGAACGCTTCCAGACGGCAAGCATGGCTATCAACTGCGCGGAACGCTTTTCTATGACAACGGACAGCAGTATAAGCAGTGACGGCTGCGTTCGTTCCCGACGCTCCTACAAAGGCACAAACGACAGGGCCTCCGCCGCAGCGTGGATTCACTCCGGATAAACCCGTTCAGGCTAAAGCCTTTGTTCCCGATACTCACGCGACTCCAACCCCTACCTCCGGACTCAACTGGGGAAAATACACTCCGCCGCAAACCCCGAATTTCTCAAGCGCCGGGCAGAAGCTCTTGCCGTTGCTCGACAAGGTGGCCGACCAGCGCGGAGTCCCGCGCAGCGTTATGCGGACAGTCTACGCAATCGAATCTGGATGGACTCCCGACCCGCAGCATTCGGGCGACCCGGCAGGCGCCTACGGTCCGGGGCAAATCGAAGCGGCGAACGTCGCCTCTCAAGGCAAAGGCTTCGACCGAACCAATCCCGAGCAAGCCTTCAACTATATGGCTGGCTCGCTATCGTCGGCCTACAAAAAATATAACGATTGGGGGCTGGCGGCTGGCGCCTACAATACGGGCGGCGGCGCGATCGATCAATGGCTTCACGGCGGGGGGAACCTCGACGACGTAACCGACGTCACGAACAAGATCACCGGCTCAAAGAGTAACGACGTGCGCTCCTACATGCTGCGCGTTCGTGGGGCCTATGAGGGCGAGCAGTTCGATAGCTACCACAAGGCTCAGCAGAACGCGCAGCTCGACGCCGTGCATCGGCGCGTAGCGGCCAGCGTCGCCGCGGCGAAGGCAACGCTGGGGCGGATGACCACGATGGACGGAAACGGCCACTATCAGCTAAAGCAGGCTTCGCCGCTCATTGACGTGCAGGGACCGCTCGCGGCGATTGGGTCCTACCTCGAGACGATCACGCTGGCGTCTCCGTTCCTCGGAGCGCTCGTTGGGCGCAAGCCTGTCCCCGAATCATACGACGCGAATCTCTCGCGGCAGTCGGCGGGCGTCGAAGCCTTTGGAAAGCATCTCGCGGAAAACCCGTGGGTGCAGCGCCTCGGTCCACCAGCCGAGATCGCGGCGCGGCTCGTCCAGCTTGCCGGCTACATTACGCCGCAGCGTACCGGGTTATTCGCACAGGCTCGCAGCCTTGGGGATATCGCGGCGGCGGAGGGCGACGTCGGCCACGCCTTCATGCAAGGTCCGTCGCATCTCGCGCAGGCTGAGCAGCGTTACTCGATCGGCTCGCCCGGATTCATCAAGGCGACGACGGGGAGCGAGCACCATCCGCGGTTCGACGCAGCTCTTCGGACGGCGTTCGACCTCATCTCGCCCGGGACTGGATTGGTTGGCGATGGTCTCAAGCTGCTTCGCAACGTCGCCTCCAAATCTCCCGAGCTCGAGCGGGTCATGGTCGACCTCGCTCAGCATGGCGACGTTATTCGGAACTCTCCGGCGGTACGCGGACTCGTCTCGATGTTCACGCCGAGCGCCGTCCTGCGCTACGCGGCCAAGGATCTCGGTCTCAACGCCGAGGAGGCGGTGCGGCTCGGGCGAGGCTGGGTATCATCGCAGGCTCGCGCTGGATACAGTGCGTCGCTCGCGCGCCGGGATATCTTTAGCGACACGACCCGCGAGCAGCGCGTCGAGATCGAACGCCGGTCTGAGCAACTCGGCGGCGATCCGAAGGCAGGCGCTCCGAACAAAAACGTGCCAGAGCCGATGAAGGGGCCGTCGCTCGACGAGCGGGCCGCGCGGCACCGCGGCACGATGCTGGCGATGGACGACGACAGCCTGGCGCACGCGCTCATCGACGAGAACCGCATGTTTGACACGTCGCGCTACACCTACCGCGGCGGTCCGCGCGGCTCGGTCTATCGCTTCGACGGAGCCTCCGACGTGATGGACTACTACGGGACGGGCGCGCGCGGCGGACGGGGCGCCGGCAAGGGCGCCGATACGGCAGCGGTCGGTAAACACAAAGCCTACGAGACCTACGACGAAGCGCAAGCGTCCGGAAACCTCTCGTCGCGGTACGATCCGGCCGACAATATCCAGCGCTTCTTGACCAACCGCGGCACACGCGTCGGGCTCGAGTCCACCCTCCACGATCTCTACGGCGCTGGGTATGGCCGCGAGCTCACCTACACCGACCCCAAGAGCGGCGCACCGCTCACGGGTTCGCTCGGAATCTCGACCACTGGAAAGGGCGCGGCGGGCATGGCGGCGGCGCAGAACCTCGGCAAGCGCGCGGACGAAGGCGCTGCGCTCGTCGCTGGAGCGAAGGCCGCGGGGATACCCCTATCGGATATCAGATCCATTCGGCGCGCGAACCCGGCCGCCGTTCAGCGGCTCATCAACGAGGCTCAGAAGGCGTCGAAGGTCGCTGGCGAGGTCGCGCGTCTATTCCGCTACCAGGATCGCCCCGGCGAACCGGAAGAGTCACTTCGCGGGGGAGCGTTCTTCCATAAATCCAAGCCGAGTGAGCACATCCAGCGCCTTTACGGCAAGCATGAGGTGGTCCGCACTCCTAGCGCCGCTAACCCACTCCGAATACAAGGTTGGTCTACCCCTTCGTTTCAGGCGATCAAGCAACTCGTACCAGGCGAAAAGGGCGCACGGATTGCTGAAGGTTTTGATAAGGGAACCATGCCGCTATCGGAAGCTGTTGGGCTCCTTCGGTCGGTGGGCGTGCCTGAGGCGCAAGTCGCCAAGCTATCTAAGGGAATCGGAGGAGCCGGCGACATTCACCAAGCTATCGCCGACCGTTATGCCGCCGAGTTGGCTAAGTCAAAGGGATACGATGCCATCGAGAACGACCTGGAGTTCTTTTCGCTAAAGCCCTCGGCGACTAAGCCTTCAAAACTGAGTGAAGAAGCCGCCGCCGCT